TGACCCTGTAGTGTGTTAGCGTTAATATCTCCACTTGATCCAGCCTTAATCGAAACCTCACCATCAGAACCTATTGTGAAGGTAGATGTCTTGAATCTAGAAACACCAAGAGTCGAATAATCACTCGCGCCAGCGGTTGCTACTCTATTGAGAACAAGATTGACATTTCCATAATAAGTATTGATTCCAATTCCTCCAGCTGCAAGATCAGAAGATGTTGCGGTTGCACTCATTGGTTGAGTGGTTCCAATACCAACACTGAACACTGTCTTCTTGTACTCGGAAGTTCCTGTAAGAACTGTATCGGAGTTTGCAGATCCAGTACCAAGTCTAGATGTAGCAACAATACCAGAAACGATATTAGAAGCATCAATACTATCTCTTGCAAGTAGAGAATAGTTATTGATATCTGTAGAGGATGTATTTACATGTTCTCTATATCTAATGTTTTGCTGTGTTAGAGTTGTGATTCCAGTGCTTGTTCCGGACATTCCAACTGCATTGAATGTAACTCCACCAACAGATAGTAAAGCATCTGCCTGAGTTTCGTGTAGAGAGAATGCGTTTGCGGTAACTCCACCGATAAAGTAGAACTCATGAGTGGTGATTCCTGTTGGAGCAGCACCATAAATTCTGAATGGATCACCAACTGTAAATCCGTGACCAACAACTACAAGTTTATCAGCGCTGACGTTAACTACTTGTCTACGTAGACTATGAGTTCCACTTCCACTTCCACTTAAATCAAGTTTACTTGACAGTGAATACTCATAGTAGAGTTCAACGGAAGAAACACCAACTGGTTTTGCATAATAAGTATTCAGATTAACAATACCAGAACCCGATGCAGATATCATTGAATTTCCATTTGCATCATAAACAATTGGGTCACCAGATCCGAATGAGTGTCCAGATCCGACTACAATTCTATCATTAGCAAAGTCAATATTACCACCAGTAGAAGTATCAGTAGGATTGATATCTACAGAGTAATTGTCTGTGAGTGATGTTGAGATTGAAACCGCATTTCCATCAGAGATGTAGTCTGGAAGCGCTGTTGATCCAGCAAACTTTTGGTTATTGGTTAGTTCTAAGTATAATCTGGTTTGTACCGAAGTAACGGTAGCTTGGAATTGTGCTCCTCCACTTCTCCCACCTACAAGTGCGTCCGCTGCTGTTAGTACATCACCGACGACATATCCCTTACCACCAGCGTAAGCACTAATAAATGTAGCAGTATTTCCAGCACCAATTGTGACTGTGCCATAAGCACTTGTTCCAGCACCAGTTAGTGTTGTTAGTGTTACTGCGGTGTAAATACCAGGATTTGAATATCCAGAACCACCACTAGTTACTTGTAGATCTAGAAGTACGCCCTTGACTAATCCAGTAGAACCATATCCAACGTACTCTTCAACTTGAGTACCAATTCCAATTCTTTCTGGAGGTGTGGTTACAATACCTGTAATCGCTTCAGTTAGAGTTGAAGTAATGGTATCCCCGTTTTGGAAAGTATAATCCGCTGTGGAACTATCTAAAATCAAATACTGACTTAGAACATCGTTGGTAAGTACGTAGGAGTCGTCTGGTTCAACTACCGTGTCACCCTGAAGAATGTTCACTGCAGGAATTTGGTTAACGAGTACCGTTCTACCACCACCAACGTTTGTTAGGTTGTATGAAACAACTTGTGGTGGAATTAGGTCTGCATTAATCTGACCCTGTGCGTTGAGTTGAACGACTGCGTTAGGAACAGCATTGGTTGAAACCTGTTTGTCAATGAATGAACCAAGTCTGTTTGTTAAGAATGACTTAACAGCTAACTGAGTCGAAACTCTAGAGTTCTTTGGTCCACCAGTTTCATTATCACCAAGTCCAGTATCTGTTGAGAATTCTTCAACAGCAACACCACCCGATAGTGAAAGTTTAATACTTGCAAGTTCTCCGATTGTAACTTTGTTATTGAAGATAATGTTACCAGTTCTGTTATATGCAGTAATTTGAGTACCAATCTTGAAGTCGCCAAGTTCATTTGTACCAGACGCATAAACACGACCACCAAGTTCAGAAACTTGTTCGGAACCTGGTTTTGCCTGTCCGCCGTTCTGTGGAAGTGCGTTGTAATCAGTACCAGATCCAGCATACTCCCATGTGTGTGCAGAGGAGTTAATGATAGATGGTCTATGCAGATGTAACTTATAAGCTTCTGTTAGACTATTGATACCAGAAATAAGATTACCTGTATTAGTAGATTCTACCTTGAAGTTAAGAGTCCAATAAGTAGTAATTCCCGCAACCGCAGTTACACCGATAGAAATTGGTGTTGGGGAGTGATCATCGAGTGTAGTTGATGTGCTGAAGTAATTTTTAACTCCACCAACAGATTCTACCGAAACAATGAGTTCCTTCGTGGTCTGGCTGTAAGTTACTGCATATCCACTTGCAGATCCCTGAGTAACTGCACGACCAGAAACATATACAGCAGTTGTTCCTATACCAGCAAGACTAATTACTTGATAGTCATTATGAGCTTCAAGTATTTCATAGTTATAGAATTCTTGGTTGTTCTTAGTTAGTGTACCAACACCAGTGAAGGTTCCTTCAACATCAACAACCTTTTTCAAACTATCATCTTCAAATAGTCTGAAACTTGATGCATCAATATATTCTACATAGTAAATTGCATCATTTACAAGTCCACCAAGAACTTGTGGAGGTGATGCTTTCTCGTTTCCGTTATAAACAACACTGTCTCCATTTACGAATGGGTGAGCAGCAATAGTGAATACATTTGTTGTTGTATTTACGCCTGCACTTGTAAATTCTTCAAATTGAACAAGTGGTTTAAAGTTGGAAGTCTGGTCAACATTAGCATTATTGATAAATCTTAGAACGTATAGATCTTGGTCAGATCTACCAAGTCCAACTGTTCTTAATGTTTGAAGTCCATCCTGAGTACCATTTGCAACAATTCTACCTCTATCGAAGGAGAATGAACTTCTACTAAATCCAGTAGATCTTAGAGCTTTGTCACCGAAGTTTGTTGCGGAGTTGGTGATTGATAGATAACCACCAGACTGAGTTAATGAACCATAACGGCAGAAAATCTGGAAACAAGAAACAACCTGTGCATAACCATCATTGATTGTTCTCCAACCAATACCACCAAAAGAAACCATGGTGAAGGTTGCAGCAACCATTGACTTACCAAACTCTGGTTGATCGCCAACGACTGGAATCTCACCAAGTTCTGGAATAATACCCTTGTTTATTGTAGCGACCTTATCTCCATCAACAAGGATACCATTACCACCAAGAGAAGAAAGAATTGAACAATTCTGAATATATGGTGATTTGTTGATAATTGGTCTCGAAAGTCTTATTGTACCACCCTGAGTATAGTAGTGTTGAATTGGTGATACTTGGCCTCTAATTGTGAATTCTGTAGAAGATCCAACAGCAACTACACCAAACTCATTTTGACCGTCCTTATGATAATCTGGATAATACCAAACTTCTTGAACTGTAGGAACTTTCCTTGTTGTTCCAACTCTTTGTGCAGTTCCACCAGAAACATAAGTATGGGCAATAGTTGAAATACCAGAATTGATAGTAAATGTTGTTGAATCTGCAACATCTGTTACTAAGAAAGTATACCCATAAGGTGAAGTGCCATCGGGGAAAATGGTTGTCGTAATACCTGCATGTTCTGCAGAACAAGAGAATTCTAAACCATCTAATGATACGTAGTCACCAACTGCTAATCCATGATTTGAAGAAGTTACGCAAGTAGATACACCAGTTGATTCTGTGTAAACGAAGGAAGATACGGAAGCGGCACCAAAACCTTCAAAGGTATGAGCAATAGTACTAATACCAGCATTAAATGTGAAGGTATTAGTTGTTGCAGCAGAAACTCTAAATGTATATCCATCAGAAGATTCTGATAATGATGTGCCATCTGGGAATAATGTAGTTGTAATGCCCGCATGTTCTGCAGAACAAGAGAAGTTAAGATTTGCTAAAGTAATACTATCATTACCAATAAAACCATGTGCTTCTTTAGTTGTTGCAGTGGCAACTCCACTTACATGGTCATATTCAAAAGTACTAATTCCTAGATGCTGATAACCAACGTAAATGTGTGGTATTGTAGAAACACCAGCATTGAATGTCAGTGTCTTGGATGCTGTATTAATTCCAGTTACTGTAAATACTTTTCCATATGGACTTGTTCCATCTGGGAAGATGGTTGTGGTCACACCAGCGTGTTCTACAGCGCAGGAGAATGGAAGATTGTGTAAATAGACCTTATCACCGATCTTATATCCTTTCTGAGTATTTCCGGTGCCAGTTTCACCCATTAGAGTGTCACTGAAGAATGTTGCGGTAGAAACACCAGAAACATGATCATATTCGAAGGTACTGATACCAACCTCATCATAACCACAAGTCCAACCAACACCCGTTAATTTAACAGAGTATTCTTTTGCTAACTCGTGTGCAGAAGCAGTTGTAATTGTAGTGAATCCACTTGCGGTATCATAAGTGGCAGAAGTTACATTGAGTGAAGTATATGTAGCCGCATATCCAGTTCTATCAACATTGGTATCATATGGATCGTCAAATGATACGGAGTAATCATAAGTATGTTGTGGAACACCTCTAACATCAACATAGTCATTAAACGACATTCCGCTGAGGTAACAACCGTTTCTTACTTTGAATAAGTCTTTAGAAGCATTTTGTGGTCTTACGACAATATTTCTTAGAGAATCTCCAATAATAGAAACTGAGTCATAAACAATAATTGGGTTATCTTCAACATACTCACCAGTTTCAACGAAAATAGTGACTGGTTTTCCAACTAATGAAGCAAGTTGAGTTGCTCTCTTGATGGTTCGTAATGGAAGAATCTTACCATCATTATTATCATCACCAACCTTAGAAGAAACTCTTAAAACAACTTCTGAACCACCTGATCCGCCGCCAGTTGCAAACCCGATATTTCCAGCACCATCGGTAGCAAGGACTTGTCCTTTGAATCCATCAGCACTAGGATAATTCAATCCAGAAATTATTGCCTGTTCAATTGTTGAAATTCCAACAGCTTTGAAATTATTAACATTTAAATCACTTTGTACAGATTCTTGTCTTATGATACTTACAGAAGATCCTGAAGAAACTGTTGATCCAATAGTGCTTGCTGCACCAATCAATATTGTTTGTGATACATTGCTTGTTGTAGCAACAGATATAGTAGATCCAGAAGAAACTGCGGAAGAAATCGTGCTTCCCGATCCAATCAATATAGAAGTACCAAAATTCTCATTAATTTTATTCAGTGTTACTGCAGTTCCAACACCTATTACTCCACTATGAGTATCTGCAACTCCAATACTTACGTAATCTGAAGATGGTTGCTGTAAGTAACTAATTTCAGCTGTAGTACCAACTCCTACTGCACCGGAATATGTGTCTCCAGCACCAATTAAAACGGCATCACTTTGATTATAAACTCTGTATGAGAATGTTAATGCAGTTCCTACGGTTAACGTTCCACCATAAGTATCTCCTGCACCAATTAATACGGAGTCCGTGTTTATTCCGACAATATCAACGTTATCAAATATTCCATCAATGCTAATTACATTTTCATTTAAAGTACTTAATCCTACTACACCAGTTGCATAAATGATTGTAGATCCAGCAGAGACTTCTGAACTTATGGATTGGATTCCAACAAAAGAATATGTAGTAGGTAATGCAACTGTCGTAACTCCAACAATAAGTGCATTCTCAATTAGTCTTGCAGTAGTATTAACTCCAACTAAACTTAAATACGAGTCATTTACTACAACTCCAGATGTTGAGTTTAGTGGGAATATTGTAGATCCAGCACTAACTGAAGTACTGATTCCCGAAGATGCAATAACATTATAATATGATGGAAGAGATGTAGTTCCAATACCAGTTATTTCTACTCTGTCAAATACACCTTCAATATCAATATAGTCACCAGTCTGAATTCCAGAAACACTAGCTAATGTGATTATAGTAGATCCAATACTGACTGTACTACTAATAGATGTATTTGTTACTAAATCATAAGTAAATCCAATAGAAGTAGTTCCAAATCCGACTGTTGGGGTGTTGGTAAAACTTCCATCAACTGTAATGTAATACTGAGTGGTTCCTTCTACGTCAAGACCCAGGGTTGTAGTAATACCAATTACAGTGGAACCAATACTAACTGAAGTAGAAAGGAAGGTCGATAATTGCTCTATGTAATATGTGTCTACTAAAGCTGTTCCAAATCCAGTAATAGGAACATGCGTATATTTGTCAGTAATTGATAGTAAATCACCAGCTACTAAGTTTAAAACACTATTGACAGGTATTATTGTTGAACCTACTGATACTTCAGCGGTTGTTTCTCTGTTATAAGAAGCTATAGTTACATCATTTCCAGTTACTGTTAGTTTATTAACTGCAACTACATCAGCCGTTATTGTATTTGTATTTCCGTTTAAAACAATGGTAGAACTACCAATAGAAAGAGTATCGGTTATTCTCGCATTACCAACAACACTTAGTACTGTGCTACCATATCCAGTTTCAACATAAGTTGTTGTGGTAATTCCTGCAAATTTTGCATAATCATTTACAATTAAAGTTCCTCCAATAGAAACTTTGCCACCTATTGTACTAAATCCAGAAACATAAGAATTTCCTTGTACAGTAAGTTGAGTTGAAGTTTCTAAGGTTGAAGCTCCAATCGCAATTCCATCTTTATTGACAATTGTTTGATTAGTATTAGCTACACCTACTAACTCATGACCACCAGGAGTTACACCATCATGGACGATGGCAATATCTCTAGTAGTATCAATTGTTAATTCACCTTCTGCTCCCGTAAAAACCAGATGCTCTTCTGTGGTTCCTCTTCTGAGTTGTACCTGTTTAGTCATAGTACGAGTCTACCCAAAAATACTCTTTCTTCTGATATATTTATCAGATATAAAATTAGATTATTGTTACGTAAACTCTTGGTGGTTGATATGGATTGTTGATAGTTGATGTGGAAGCATCGACGACATATACAGTACCGAGACCAACATATGTTGTTCTTGAGAATGATTCGAATCCGCTGGAAAGAGTAAATAATGTGCCGCCGATTGAAGGAACGACTCTCGTAAATTTCTCTTCTGAAGATCCGAGTACAGATATCGTTCCAAATCCATCTGGTGATGGAACAAACTTGACGTTTGGATCGACGAGTTCTCCAGATAGAGTAATGACACCAGATCCGACATTTGTATAAACATCAATTTGTCTGATTGATGCACTTCCGTATAGATATTCTGTTCCAAGTCCAACATATGTGTAGTCGGACTCGACCTTCGTAGAAGCAGAACCACCAATTTGAAGGAGAATGGTGTTTTCTGGAGTCTGGGAAGAAAGAGCCTCCGAAGAACCGGAAATTGAAAGTATCGTACCGAGACCAACATAGGAATCTACTTCCTTCTCTTCTGTTGTTGAAGTTAAGGTTATTGATCCGATACCAGAGTATGCAGATACAAACTTGAATTCCGAATATCCACCGTAAATTGTTGGGAATCCAGATCCAGAATACAAGTAGTCCGACTCTACTCTTGTATCTGCATCTCCAACAATATTGAATAGGATAGTGCTTTCTGGTGGATTTGCTGTGAATGTTACATCGGCATCAGAAATTCTATCGATCGTTATTGAATCTGAATCACAAGTATCATAATCATTGTCAACATTATACTTAGATACGAATCTGAATCCACCTGTTGCAATATGTTTAATGGCAGGTCTGATTACAGAGTCACCAGATAATGTTACAGTTCCGCTGCCCTCATAACCAAATGTTCTCTGGACATTAGATACCTGACCAGAAATTGTTATAATACCAGATCCAATGTAACCAGTTCTGATATAAGATTCTTGACTGAACTTAGGTCCAGAAATCTGGAATAGAACAGTATTAGAAACTGGTATGACAACAGCATCATTTGCTGATCCAGAAATAGTAATCTGACCAGAAGACTCATATGCATTTGTGAGTCTAGTATCAAAGGTCTCGGATATTGTAATTGTACCGAGTCCAACATAAGATTCTGTATTCTTCTCAATAGTGAGTGCAGACTGTTGAGATAGTGTTATTGTTCCAGAAGTTCCTGGATCACGGTCATCTCCGTAATATCCATAGACTTGAACTGGCCTTGTTCCAGCAACTCCAGAAATTGTGACAATACCAACACCAACATGTGTTGCTGGAGTGAACGATTCGTTGAGAGAATCGGAAAGAACAATAGTACCAGCACCAAAGTATGGTAGAATCGCTCTGGTGATAGTAAGACCTTTGTCATCATTGAGTCTGATGGTTCCAATACCGGAACTTGGATCCGTAATAAGAGCGTTTCTTGGATATACTGGTGAGTAGTATCTCGTTGCGGAAGTTCCAGTAGATACTCTGATAACACGTTCTTCTGCAGGAATGAATCTTGTGAAGGACTCTGTAAGACCATCGGACAGAGTGATAAGACCACTTGCCTTGAATGTTCTCTGGTAAGAATCGTCTACTACACCATTTAGAGTTATGGTTCCGAGACCAACGTAAGAATCTACCTCTCTTTCAATGAGAGAATTGGATAGAGTTAGAGTTCCAAATCCAACATAGGAATCGGTCTCACTTTCCAGAGCAGTTCCAGAGATTACAAAGAGTTGAGTGTCTTCTGGAGTTTGTGCAGAGAACGATTCTAGAGCACCTCCAGATAGAGTTATGTTGCCAAGTCCAACATAAGATTCCGATTCACTCTCTAAAGCTCTATCAGATACGAATATAGTTCCTAGACCAACATAAGAATCTGTCTCACTTTCTAGAGCAGTTCCAGAGATTACTACTAGTTGAGTATCTTCTGGAGTATCTCCAGTGAAGGACTCTGTAGCAGTTCCGGAAATAGTTATAGTTCCGAATCCAATTTCTTCGCCCTGAGTCACAGACTCCAAAGCAGATCCAGACAGAGTTATTGCAGTTCCCTGGGTTAGTGGGAATCTATCACCAATACCCCAGATTGGATCGCCAGTTAGATATAGATAATCATCCGTTCCATCAGCAAGTAGACTTACATAACCCCAATCTTCGAAGTATGTTGCAGCAATGCCAATTGATCCATAATCTGGTTGTTCAAAGTAGACAATATCGGTATCATCATAATTGTAAAGTCTAGATTCTGCTGCACTTCCGAATCCATATAGTGATCCACCAAGATCATCTGGACTCCATGCAACTCTTTCGATTGCTGAAGCAATTCCTGTGAACTTGTATGGTAAGAAGTATACTTCAGTCTTGGCATTTCCACTAAGTTGAATGAGACCAAATGGAACTCTTGACTCAACTTCAGTTATTAGTTCATAATCATCTATTCCATCTTGAATATCAGTTATCAGACCCCAATCAAGATAAGTATCAATAGATCCACTGACTAGTCCATAATCAACGGAATCCAATGTTACCGCTGATGATTCATTGTAAGACTTGGTTATTGATTCTGCAGCGCCATTTAGTACTGGAATAATTCCAGTGCCAATATATTCGAATTGAGATTTCTCTACTGCAGAACCAGTAATCGTAATTGTACGTATTCCGCCTTCGTATACATCTGCGTTTTCTTCTTCGCGGAAAGATACGCTCTCTGCAGATCCGCTGATGATTGGAATATATCCAGAACCAATTTCTGGGTATGCAATTTTTTCAATTACAACTCCAGATAATGTTATCGCAGTTCCAATAGTTAATGGATAAGATGTTGAGACACCGGATATTGAATCCGTTATTAATCCGTATACATCACCACTGTTTGCAATATCAGAAATATAAGCATAATCTTCGAATGCAGTTATCGATGTATCTGATACTAAACCATAATTATCAAGTAGGTCTACGACATCAGTTTCATCATAGTTGTATAGTCTAGAATTCGCAGAATTTCCAAATCCATATAAGGTTCCACCAAGATCGTCAGGACTCCATACAATTCTTTCAATTGCTGTTTCTGGAGAGAAGAAACTGGTTAAAGATCTAGTAGTAATTCCGGCAGATCCTGTGAACGGACCTATTGTTCCGAATGGAACTATAGAAACTAGTGGATTGGTTATTAATTCATAATCTTCATATCCATCAATAATATCAGAAATATTTCCATCATCAACATATCCACCATCAATTGCACTGGAAACAGATCCATAATCGTCTGTACCAGATGGAATAGTACTTCCCTCTAGGGTATAGACATATGTGATGCTAGAAGACGACTCATCAATACTGAAGAGTGTTCCTGTTCCTATTAAATTCCTGACAAGTTTCGTCTCTCCACTTCCATTAATATAATTTCTGTAGTTAGGTTGATAAGAAGCAGAACCTCCTATGGAGAATAGTCCAAATGGAATGATATCACTTGCATATCTTACTTCGCCCCAATCCTCACGAACATTTAATACAGAATCTGATATCAGTGAGAAATCATCAGAATCTGTATAAGAATCAGGTATTAATCCATAATCTTCTGTTGTTATAATATTTACAGATAATTCACTGTAGTCGTATATTATACTTTCGGTTTGTTTTTGTCCAAAAGTAAATAGTGATGAGGTATTTTCTGGTGGATTATACGATACACTACAATTTGCAGATCCACTAACATAATTTCTATAATTTGGTTGATACTCTGCAGAACCGTCTATAGAAATTGAACCAAAAGGAGTTGCAGATAGTGGGGATGATATTAAATCATAATCTTCTGTACCTTGAGATATTGGTAATAGTATCTCTCCATAATTTTCTTGATCCGAGTGAGCTTCGGAAACATAACCATAATCCTCTGGAGAGGATATCTTTATATCAGGATTGCTATAATTATATGTTTCTTTCTTTTCTGAAAAACTTGATATTTGTAGAGGAGAATTTTGAGAATCTGCCTCATAAGTAAATGTATTGAATGCTCTGGTTTCCGCTGCCCCAGAGAAAATCAAATTATTTACTCTACTTACTTTTCCAATATATCCGAATATAGCAGCCATTATACGCCACCTCCAGATTTATCTGGTATTACTAATCTATCGAGACCATTATTAATTTCGAATAGTGTTCCAAATCCAATCCAATTAATAATAAGTCCATTGAGAATGATTGACTTATTATTGATGTTATAAAGTCTGTTCGAGAAAGAAGATACTCTCTTTGTTTTTGCTTTGGTATTTTTATTAGTTATCTTAACACCACCAAAAGGAGTTAATGTCTCCTTGTTAGTAATTAGAGAATAATCTTCTTTTTCTGTTACAGACTTTGATATTTTTCCGCAATCAAAAACTTCTTCCGATGAATCATGCAGAGTTCCACAAAATTCTTCGGAATAAACATTTATTGTTGATGAGTTGTATTCGTAAACAGCCATCGACAACCTAGAGAAAAAAATAGGGGACTGTTTTAACTACAATCCCCAAAAAATCAATGATGTATTTATTTATGTATCAGTCGAGAGCAACGTTGAGGGTGATCTTGATCTGGTCTCCGTTGTTCTGAATGCTGTAAGGACCATTTGTGAATCTTTCAGCATACATGAGACTGGAGTACAGTGTGCAAGTGCCAACTCCAGCAGCACCATTTTGTGTTGGATTGATCGATGGTGTGGTATAGAATTCATTAGCATTTGGAACGCTGAATACGGTGTAGGTTCCCGACTCAGTTGTTGTGTTCGCTGTACCAGCTGCTACATAGATTACATCACCAGCAACTAGTTGGTGTCCAGTAGCGGTAATTTTGGAGAAACTAAATTCTACACTTGGATCGGTAGCGACCTGAATGTTATCTAGTAGAGCCTTGTCTAGATAGACAACTTTTAGAGCCCTATCGATACCAATAACTTTAGTTCCAGTATCGATACCAGCGTTACCACCAACTACCATTCCTAGAGTTAGATCATCGACACTAACGTCTGGGTCAATGGTGATGTAGTAGTTTCCAATAACTCCGATGGTTGGATCGGTGTTGTCACCTTTAGTTACGGTTGTTCCGATACCGACAGAAGCAAAGTGCTCAACACCTTGGACGGTGTAAGGCATGTTATTTGCACGAGTTACATAATAACCATAAACGTCGCCTGCGTTACCAGTAAAGGTGAATGTTTGCTCTGGATAAGTTGCAGTAGTACCAGAAGCAACATTATTGATTCCCCAACGGGAACCATTTAGAAGAATACCTGTTTGTGATGTGTAATCTTGATCAGTTCTATTATTTACACAATATGGATAACCGGTAGTTGGTGCATATCCATATGCATTAGTATTACCAACTCCATAAGGCTCATAGTAAGCGGTGGTTGAAGGAACATCCGATTCCGCTGGAGTCGTGTTACTTGTGTAGAGTTTGAGAACTAGATTTCTTGGAGACTGATCAGCTAAAGCAGCAGTATGATTATTCTGTGCAATCAAATACCTTAGTGACTCAATTTCCCCAATATTAGGAACTAATAGTGCCATTTAAACAACTCCTTAACAACTTGGTGACGTTTGATAACTATCTTTATTTATAATTTTAATTTTAAAGAGATTAGGAATCTATTGATGTTATTTACCGATACCACGTCAAAAGTCAATATATCTCCAGCAACAATCGTTGTTGACCAACCTGTCAAATTATCATCCCTGACTTTTCTTTCGTTGGATAACTGGGGATAAACACCACCAACTATCGAGGTAAAAGTTGGAAAAGAAGAATAATCTGATTTTTTGATATCTAATATTAAATCACCCTGTTGATCAGAAAGTATTGTCAGTGACTCTAAGACTCCACTCACATCTAAAGTAACAGATCCCTTGTTACCACTCAACATAGTAACTGATCCACTATCAACTACATAATTAATTGTTCTGGTTAAATCCGCTGTAGTAGCAAGTGCTATAATGAATACATCATCACCAGGACTTGGTGCAACAGTAAAAATTATATTGTCAGTTGAAGTAGTATAATCTTCAATTGGTTCCATCACCAAGTTATTCTTAACAACAATTAGTTGTTGATCATTTATTGGAACATATGAATTTCCACTTTGACTCAATCCAAAAGTATAAGCCACCCCAGTAAACTGAGAATTTAATTCATCAAGAATGATGTTGCCATACTGAATTGATTTAGTCGGAATCTCATAATCGACGCCGACTCTAAATGGACCAGGTTCGTTAAGTGTTACTATGTAATCTGACATTACGATACTCCTGGTGTTACTAGGACATTTCCTTGAACCGCTCTAGTTCTATACGCTTGTGGAGAGATCAAAATAACATCATAAACATATCTTCCACCTTCGATATCTCCAGTTGCAGTGTAACCCATAGAAACCGTTATCTTCCCATTCAACCTGTCTGTGAATGAAAGACTCAATGGATATGCAGTTGAAGATGATGGGTGTTTTCTTATTGAAGAAATTCCCGTATATCCAGTCAAATTTAATGGTGCATTATTAGTATTCCTGAGCGTAAAGGTGGCTTGAAAGTCAACCCCTTGTTCAAGAACTAAGTTTACATTTCTTGCCGCCATTATTAGAATCTCTTTTTAGTTATTTATGATTGGGTGGTTAGTTTGATTACTATTTCTTTCATCATATCCTTCAATTCACTCAAATCATTCTTTATATTTTCAATTTCTTCTCTTTCTTTCAACTTTATTTTTTTAGATTGTTCATAAGAAGAGAATTCTAGACTGGAGGTATTGATAATTGCTCCAGTCTCCGAATCTCTATAAAGTCCGGGTTGACCTTCTACTGGAATTTTCATATTAAACAGTCGCTATCGCTCTTAGATTTTGTATTCTAGGTACATGCGAAGTATTTGTACCGGACATTATGATTTTGATTTGGAATCCACTGAATAATGGGAGATTATTTGCAGTAAATTCGTATGATCCAAAATCATTAATTGTTGTTGATGGAACAACTTTTACATCAGGTCTTCCATTGTTATTCGCAGCATCAATAACATTTCCATCTGCATCCAAATTATCATAACCAGGGAATAATTCATATAGTTGTAGATCTGGATCAGAATCTGATCTGAATAATCTATACATTACTCTAATATCACTTGAAGCATGTCTATATGCATCGAATAGTACCTTTAGACTATCAGAGCTCTTTTCAAGATTGATGATCTTGGTGACATAACTTGCAGCACTAGGATCAAAGTAGAGAGAATTTACTCTTGGATCGGTTGCATAATTTGAAACCTTAGAATTTATTCTATTGGCAGTAGTAATAACATTGATTCTTTCAAGATCCAACATTGGAGAAACCTTTGGATCACTTGTCGATAACGTAAATTCCATAGTAAATGATTTTTTACCAGGATAATCCGCAAGATATTGATCTTCATTAATTTGTGAACAAATTATTCTTGGTGTATTCAAATAGTTGTTGGAATTCAATGAAACATCCTCAAATCCCTGATCAATAAATGCTGTTTGTGTATTATTATCTGGGGAACTTCCTGAGAAGGTTCTTATTTTAGCAGACAAATCTGTCTGTGAAGGAATCATATATCCAATATTTGGTCTAATAAGGCTGAACGGAATATTTTGTGTAGCATGTGGAGTTTTGTTTGACTGTGACAATGCTAATGGATTATATGATCCACAAGTCTTATCTTCTTTAAAGAATAATTCCGGATATCCATTGGCATTTCCAGTTGTTCTGTCCACTCCAGATTCACTCATATCAACTTTTACATAATAATAATCAGTGTCTGTTGCATAAGTTGTGTGATTTGTTTCTGAGAGGGCATGAGTTTTATTAATTCTTCTCAAAGAAACTCCATTTAATTCATACTTAAATACTGGTTCTGTTTTGAGATGTTTTGTTGGTTTTGTAGAGTCAATACCTCTAGTAATTCCCGTTATAGAAGTGGTTGAAGTGTCAATTCCAGTATACTTGATAATTTCATCGTCAATAATGACATAACCAGGATTTATTGATGATACTGGAACATTTTCAAAACTGGTCAAAATTCCAACAGAACTCAAAGTCATATTCGATGTTGAAGATGATTCATAATCTGCCGATAGTGTTAGTGGTTTCAAATCAGATTCCATTCCACTAAGAGTTACGTAATCATTCAATGAATACATTCCATGATTTCTATGAGTTACTTTAAAATGCAATCCATCGGATAGAGATTCAATGTAATTTACAGTAGCATCTGTCAATACTGAAGTTCCACCACTACCTACATAGAACAATTCTGAAGTCGCATTTTGATTTACTTGACCCTGAACCCTGTCAATTATTAAGGTATTGAATGAAGATATAATTCCCACAGTTGGTGGAATTACGAGAATTAAATTATTTCCAAGACCACTAGTATCGGAATAATCGACTTCAAGAGCATCACCATAACCATATCCAGTTCCTCCCGCAGAAACTGTTGCAGCTACTGCAACTCCACCACTAATTGTGATATTAACTTTACCACCAGAACCTCGTCCAGTTAGAGAAACGAGATCTACGTTAGAATATGTCTTACTGGAAGATGTAAATCCATATCCAGAATTAACAATTGCCAATTCACTGGAAATACCGATTGAACCCAGAACAGTTTTTAACTTTCCACTGAAGTTTGAGTTCTGTTCTTGCAGAATTGTAACTCCTGGAGTCAAGTTTTGTTGTTCCGATGAAGTGAAACTCTTTGCGGTTCCAACTAGAACGGAATTTGAATTGCATGTGAGAGGATTTTGTTTTAGAGCGGCTATCTGTTTATTACCTGTGTCCAAAGTTGGATTATAGAATCTTACCGTTGAACTTCCATTATAAAACTCTGCTCTGTAGAGTTTCATCTTCAAATCTTCATATTGACTTGGATCCCAAGTAGCACCATTCTGAGACTTAAATAGTGATCCCAATAGAGGCTGTTGAGAAACAAGAATTTTTTCAGATTCTGGTTTATCTTTAGTAGTCACATCTTCTTCACCCATTCTGGAAATGAAGACGGTATATGCATTTGATGCTGATAAAAGAACAACACAATATGCTGCACCAGGATCCAAATATACTGGAGATGGGAATGTAAATGTTGTTGCTACACTTCCATCATCAGAGGTATTGACCTGAGAAGGATCGAGAACAATTTCACCAAAAGGAACAATGGTAGTTGTAGGTAATCCAGTTTGCATTGTTCTGATTTGCATTGTTATAGGCAAATCATTTTGATCTTTTGTCTTAAAGTAAACATCACACTTTGTAATGAATACACCGTTCTCATCAACGACTTCGAAGGATTGTGCAAGTGGATCGACCCACTTTGTTTGAGTCTTCACTTTTGTACTGAATACCGTATCAGCTACAACTTTTGTCGTTGTTTCTGATATTGCCTTACTCTTAGAAAGTGTCTCTTTAGAAACTTTTGCGTTTTTAATCTTAAGAGTTACGTCTTCGACATTATTAAGAGTTCCAGCTGAAGTGAACTTACCATCCGCTGAACTTCCAACAGTACCAACTACTGTACTATTAGTGGAACTTGATGTTAATGTGAAGGTCTTAGGTCCAGTTTCAAATTGTGGGTTTGATGGTAAATTTGGATCTGGTACAAACAGAGATCCAATAACAGTACCAGACTTGTCTGTAATTAGTCTAATGTCAGAAATCGTGGCGACTGCACCACTGGTCTGTCCAGTGAGCTTCATGCCCTTAACAATGGAACCATAAAAACCAGAAGCCGTCTGAAGTTCCAAAGATGCAGTATCAACATTCAATATTGTTGAAGTTGAAGAATATGATGTTGGAACATTCTCTGCAGTATTGTATGGATTTTGAACGAACTTCTGAGTTGGATTATTATATGGTCCATATTTGTGATCAGCTTTTGCTAATCTAAATTTAATGGACTTTGATCCAGAATTTCCAATAATAGTTTCTCCCATTGAGAAGTTACCTGAAGACATCTTAACTTCAAGTAGTTTTGGTACAACATATAGGGACATATCAATATTATCAAAGAATGGATAAACCCTTGTATTTGGTTTCATTCTCTTGGCAATAAATTCAATATTTCTAGATCTCAAAGTGAGGATTGTATCTGTGGAAACTACGTTCGGGCCCAATCCAATTGTTTGCCAAGACTCGCCAACTTTATATTGAACGCCTTTTTGTGTTGCAGTTCCAGTTTTTTCTGTTGTTACATTACTGAATTTAGTATATTGATCTTTATATGTTTTCTTTGTCGTTACTGGAATTCCTTTACCATGCTGGAATGATCCCCATTTTTGTTGGGTTGATACCAATTCACTACCAACAAACAATTGACCTAGATTTTGGGTATTTGTAACTTTCGATCCAGTCCAATTGTTTTCCCATGCACCCCATTCAATTGGGGACAAACCGGTATTCGAGTCAATACTATACTGAGCGATAGTATCTGAATAATTTCCTTCAATCTCTTTTGTTTTCTTCTCTAAACTTGTTTCAATCCAAGTATCTGATTCTGGATTTAGAGTTATGTCCCCAATCCAATTAACAACGTGGAATGGGTTTACATTTTCAACTCTTGTTGCAAATTTGTTTTCTACGTATACTTTTTCACTGTATTTTAAGGTGATAGTTTTACCAACCTTAACAACATTTGGAGAACCCAAATTAGAAACAAAGTTATAATCTATTGATGGATTTGATGTACTTGCAACACCAACGATGGCTTCAGATCCAAGAAGTAGATCCAAGGAAGTTGTATAGTGCTGTGGTCTAAGTATTCCATCTACAGTGTCAATACTACACTTATATGCTGGATCTATAAGATTTCCAGAGATTACACTCTTAAAATTATCTACAAAGAATCCACTCTTAAACTTATCCAATCCTGTTGTAGTATCTTTTATTGTTAGAGATTTTGTTTCATTTTCAAGAAGAGATAATGAAGTATAGTATTCGACGTTCTTAAGTCTTTCTTCTAAACGTTGAATATCTTTCATTCTAAATCTCTTGTGAGATACAGAATTTACTTGAATATTTCTAACATCATAAACATATGGTGGATATTTTATTGTTGCTATTTCCAGTGCATTATCAATTGTATTTGGTGATTTTGGATCTGCAGCTGCAACACCTTTTACTATTTCAAACTTTCCATCCTTGGTTAAGAATAACCTATCTATTCTTCCTATGTAATATTGATAAGAAATATTTGCGTTCTTATCTTTTGCAAATAAATGTGGTGATGAATTTGTTTCAGATTCGAAAACTCTTGATTCAAATTCGAATGGAGAAGTTGTGGATGATAAATTATATGGTGCAACTCTTGGTCTCGCATCAATTATATCACTTGAGGCTATCGAATCGACGAAAGGAAGTTCGGACTTATATCTCGCAGCATTGTAAGAATTTACACTTACAAAATCTCCGTCATCATTAGATTCAAAGGAATAGTGACTATAAACAATTTTTAATTTTCTTGATGGTGGTGCGTTGTCATCTTTCCTAAAGAGGAATGAGAAATCTGCATAATCAGATTTTTGTCCAGGATCTAGGATATAATCATCAACAATATTTCTATCACCTTCAATGAAGGATTGTACGTTTGCCGTTATTCCGGATTCAACAAAGGTTACCTTTTCCCCTTCAACAAATGAATTTTCATTTGCATATACAAATTCTACCTGATTTGTACCATTATTGGTAACTAGATAACCAGTTGTCTTACTATCTTCTCCTGTAATTTTTTCACCATCGAGAGAATTTGCCAAATTGGCACTTAAGTTATTTAAAACCAATTTTGGAAGTTCTGGTTCATTCGAATCATTTGACTCGTATACTCCAAAAACAGTTTGTACATCAGGAACATTTAGGGATATCTCTTTATCTTGTACCCTTGTACCATAAACATTACTGTACGTTAAACCATCGCCAAGGGTCGTTGACGCTGTTCCTGAAGAAACATTTGATGATCTATCAACAACCAAGGTGGAACATCTGTTGTAGACTTTTTTCCTTGATTTTACTTCTTCTTTTTTGAAAGTCACTGTTAATAATGCTGTACCATTTTCACTTAATCCAGTTAGAGAAATGGTGTTTCCTGAAATGGATACTTTTTGAGAATTTAAAGACTCTACAGTTCCAGTAGAAGTATATGTTAAAGTATAATCTTCCTCATCAAAAGGTTCTAGAGAATATAAAGAATCAGATTCAAGAGCATTACTAAATGCATTAGAAGCAACTGTTATATTATATGTTCTTCTGATAACAATATCAGTTCCAGTAAAGTTTATGCTGGAAACATTTCCATACTGTAAAGTAGAATATAAGTAAGCAGAAGTATTATTTAAAATATCTGGTGTTACCTTGTAGAAATCACTTGAATTGATAGTTGATGATGGTAAAGAACCAGAACAAACATTGGTAACATTTGTAGTTGCTTCAATTGTTACAGAGTTTCCAGTTGTAGATACAGTTTTGACTCTATTATAAGTTGGTACAGTATCTCCACTCTTTGAATAAGAAACTATGTCT